CTGGAAAAGCTTCTAGAATTGGTGGCATTCCTAAATTTTGTTTACCTATATCAGATGAAAGATCTCTTTTGCAGTGGCACGTAGAGCAAATGCTTGAAGTATGCGACGAGGTCAGAGTTTCTACAAGAGCTGAGTGGGTTCCAATTATCCAAAATATGGATATGAATATTAAACTAATTGTTCGTGAGCCATCGACAATGTCAGATGCAGTAAAGTTTATGGTCGGTGAGTATAATGATACCGTACTAATTGGTATGCCAGATACATATATATTAAACGCACCTGGAAATATATATAAGCCTTTATTTAAAGATAATAACGCCGACCTTGTTTTAGGAATTTGGGAATGCGGAGAGTCTATAAAAGGTCGTGTTGGTCAAGTCTTAGTTTCTAATGATAAAGTAATTGAATCAGAAGATAAGGTAGATAATTGTGATTACCCAGATATGTGGGGCACTATGCTATTCCGAAAGAATATGATAAGATACATAGATATATCACTAGATCATCCAGGAAAACAATTAAAGGAATGGATTGCTAAAGGTGCTAACATTAAGGCGGTAAGACCAGGCGGACAATATATGGATATTGGAACCCTAAGAGGACTTAAACAGTTATATAAGGAGATGGAATAATGGGATTTACATCGTATCCAAATAAAGACAATGGGTATCAAATGTGGGTTACAGACCTACAATTAATGGCAACAGATGCACCATCTGGAAATAAGATAATTGTAGAGTGTCTTGAAATAGCACAGATGCTAATTGAAAAGAATATATCATACGGAGACTCAGCTTTGACCCCAATTCGAATATTTTCTCAGGCGGATAATCAAGAACAGATTAAAATTCGTATTGACGATAAGATTAATAGAATAAAGAATGGCTCAGGCTTTGCTGGAGATAACGATATTGACGATATGATTGGTTATTTAATCTTACTTAAAATTGCTAAGAAACTTGCTATTTCAGTCGACTAGAAGTATAATGATGTTATATGGAAATCGAATTAACTGATCATTATGATCGAATGAACAGAGTAGTTGAAGAACTACTCAAGGGCAATAACCCTACGCAGATAGCCACCCTAACAGGCTTTAAGAGAGCAGAAGTTGTTGAGTATATAGAAGAGTGGAAGAGTGTCGTTCACAATGACACAGCGGCCCGTGAAAGGGCTAAGGAAGCCATCTCAGGAGCTGATCAACACTACGCTATGCTTATCAAAGAGGCGTGGAAAACGGTAGAGGATGCAGATCAGGCTGGTCAACTAAGCGTTAAATCTGGAGCATTAAAACTAATTGCAGACATTGAAGGCAAAAGAATAGGCATGCTTCAAGAGATAGGCTTGCTTGACAATGCCGAACTTGCTACACAAATTGCTGACACAGAACGCAAGCAAGATATTCTAGTAAAGATTTTAAAAGAAGTTACTGCAAGTTGTCCAAAATGTAAGATGGAAGTTGCTAAAAGACTATCTCAAATTACAGGAATCGTAGAGCCAATAGAGATAGTTGAGGAAGTCAGTGGACCTTAATTTTGATGATCTTATTGACATACTGGATGGAGAAGAGTTTGATGAGCGTCCAGTTGATCTACGCACATTTGTTCAAAGTCCAGACTATCTAGGACTACCACCTCTATCTGAATATCAATATACCCTTATTGAAAAAAGTTCCCAGATTTATAAAGAGTCAACACTTGTCAAGCTGTTTGGCGAAGACGAAGGTGTCAGAATGTTTAAACAAACAGCTAATGAAGTTGTTGCTCAACTGGGTAAAGGTTCTGGAAAAGATTACTGTTCTACAATATCAGTAGCGTACATAGTGTACTTATTGTTGTGCCTTAAAGATCCAGCAACATACTACGGTAAGCCTCCTGGAGACTCAATTGATATTATTAATATTGCTATTAACTCTCAACAGGCCAACAATGTTTTCTTTAAAGGATTTAAAACACGAATAGATAAGTCTCCATGGTTTGCTGGAAAGTATGAACCAAAGGCTTCTGAAATGAAGTTTGATAAGGCTATAACAGTACACTCAGGTCACTCAGAACGTGAGGCCTGGGAAGGGTATAACGTTATCGTAATCATTCTTGACGAAATCTCAGGCTTTGCCACGGAGAATACGACTGGACATGAACAGGCTAAAACTGGTGGAGCTATTTATGATATGTATAGGGCATCAGTAGACTCACGTTTCCCAGACTTTGGTAAGGTTATTCTTCTGTCATTCCCTAGATACAAGAACGACTATATCCAGCAAAGATACGATGATGTTGTGGCGGAAAAAGAAGTTGTAATTAGAACTCATCACTTTAAGCTAGACGAAGATCTTCCAGATGGAACGGAAGGCAACGAGTTTGATATTGAATGGGAAGAAGATCATATTGTTTCTTATAAGTATCCTAAGATGTATGCTCTTAAAAGACCTACGTGGGAAGTAAATCCAGTAAGAAAGATTGAAGACTTCAAGGTTGCGTTCTATAAGAATGCCCCAGATGCCCTAGGAAGATTTGCCTGCATGCCATCAGAAGCAGTAGATGCATTCTTTAAGTCAAGGGAAAAGATTGAAAAAGCATTTAGCAATATGGCTGTTGCAGTAGATAGCTTTGGAAGATTTGAAGATTGGTTTGCACCAGATCCAGATAAAGAATATTTTATACACGTCGACCTTGCACAAAAGCATGACCATTGTGCGGTGGCGATGGCACATGTAAAGAAATGGGTTAATGTTAAGGTAACAGATACATATTCTCAGCCAGCACCTATTGTTGAGGTAGATGTTGTAAGATACTGGACTCCAACTCCAGATAAGTCTGTAGACTTTACAGAGGTTAAGGATTATATTCTGTCCCTTAGATCTAAAGGATTTAAGGTCAGAGTCTGCACATTCGATAGATGGAACTCTCACGATATGATGCAGCAACTAAAGCAGTATGGTATTAATACAGAAACACTATCTGTTGCTAAAAAGCATTATGATGATATGGCTATGGTTGTGGCAGAAGATAGACTTGATGGACCGCATATTCCTTTGTTGATAGATGAATTACTTCAGCTTAAGATTATGAGGGATAGAGTTGACCACCCTAGAAAAGGATCTAAAGACTTAGCCGATGCTGTTTGTGGATCTATATTTAATGCCATTAGCAGAAGCAGGCCACAGAACAATGATGAAATAGATATTCATACATATAGTTCTTTAAAGTGGGATAGAGAAGAAGAGGAAGACACAGTTGTAACAAACATGATAAGGCCTCCAAGAATGCCGAAGGACTTGTCAGATGTATTAGACGGAATGGAAATAGTATGAGTATATATCAAGAAAAAGCTAAAGAGTGTAAATGTTGTGGAAAGCATGTGCCACTTCCAACGGTTCTAAAAGAATATAACGGAGTGTCTGTGTGCCCTACCACATTTGCCAATGTAGTAGAGTATAAAAGAATCTGGAAAGCAATAGGATCAAGGCCAATGGGTAGCACTAGAAAACATTTTTCTGATTACGTTCAGCAATTAGTAGAAGAAACTATTGACAAAAATGAAGACGGCACGTTACAATAGATCAACTGGCACCAGTAGCCAAGTTGGTCAAGGCCCCGAACTCATAATTCGGCTATCGTAGGTTCAAGTCCTACCTGCTCTACCATGTCTCCATCGTCTAGTGGCCTAGGACTCTGCCCTTTCACGGCAGCAACACGGATTCGAATTCCGTTGGAGATACAATACCTCTGTAACTCAGCGGAAGAGTAGCGGACTTCTAATCCGTTTGTCGCAGGTTCGATTCCTGCCAGGGGTGCTATAATAGTTTTGGAGGAATAATGATTATACAAATTATAGGTTTGCCTGGATCTGGCAAGACTGCATTAGCGACGGCACTTAAAGAAAGAATTAATGCCATACATCTTAATGCTGATGAGGTAAGGTCTACAGTTAATTCTGATCTTGGTTTTACCGCCGAAGATAGGATTGAGCAGGCTCGTCGCATGGGAGAGATGGCAAGGTTAATTGCAAATCAAGGTGTTGCTCCTGTCAT